ATACACCAAGGAAATGATTTCAGCGTGCTCCGACTGGGTGCGCGAGAACGGGCTGATAGACCACGGAGGGGCGACACTTACGGACTTTTGTAGGGCTATGGGCATTGACGACATGAGTTACTACAACTGGATGAAGCGTTCGGAGTTTTCGGAATCAATAAAAAAGGCTAAGGAAGCGTTCCGTGAAAGCCTTGAAAAGGACATCGTGAAGTCGCTTGCCAACGCTGCCAAGGGTTATGAATATACCCAGACAACCACAGAATACACGGACGTGAACGGCAAGCCGAGGGTAAAGAAACAAGTGAAGAAGAACATACGTGTGGAGCCGAATGTAGGTGCCGCCATATTCCTGCTCACCAATATCGCTCCGGAGCGGTGGAAGAACAGGCAGAACCAGGAAGTCAACATAAGCAATGAGAAGCCTATAACCGTGGATGAAGCTAAGAAGATAATCAATGAATTATGACGGGAACACATATCTGAAAGCATTCTGCTTGTCCGGGTCACTAAACTACACCCGTTATTTTTTCAAGCAGAAGACAGGAAGGAGCTTTGTCGTGAACTCCCACCATGTAGCCATATGCAATGCGCTGGATGATGTCTTGTCTGGGAAGACAAACAGGCTTATCATCAACATTGCGCCAAGGTATTCAAAAACGGAGCTTGCCGTCAAAAACTTCATATCCATGGGGCTTGCATTGAACCCTTCATCGAAGTTCATCCATCTTTCCTATTCTGACGACCTCGCGCATGACAACTCGGAAGAGATACGTGACATAGTGAAGTCTGACAGCTATCAGAAACTATTTCCTTATGTGACGATAAAGAAAGATTCCGATTCGAAGAAGAAATGGCTCACGACAGAAGGAGGAGGTGTCTATGCGGTAGCGACCGGAGGGCAGGTCACCGGATTCGGCGCAGGAGCGGTAGATGATGAGGAGCTGTTTTCGGAAATAGATTCAATATCGACAGGCAAATTCTCAGGCGCGATAGTTATAGACGACCCGATAAAGCCGGAAGACGCGTTGTCCGACCTCAAAAGGGACAGGGTAAACAACCGGTTTGAGAACACAATCAGGAACCGCGTGAACTCGAGGAACACCCCTATCATAATCATTATGCAGAGGTTGCATGAGGACGATCTGTGCGGATACCTGCAAAGGATAGAGCCTGGAAAATGGAAAGTCCTCTCTATACCTTGCATCATTCAAGAAGAAGGGGAAGAAAGAGCCTTATGGCCGTTCAAGCATACATTAGAGGAATTGTATGCCATAAGGGATGCAAACAGTTATGTGTTCGACACACAATATATGCAGAACCCTACCCCAATTGAAGGGTTGATGTACCGTGATTTCCCAGTATACGAAACAATCCCTTACTACAAGGATTCCATAAGGAAAAATTACACAGACACAGCGGATACAGGAGCGGACTTCCTCTGCTCGATATGCTATGTTGACACTCCGGTTGGCAATTATGTCACTGATGTGTTATACACGGACAAGCCAATGGAATATACCGAACCGGAAACAGCCAAGATGATTTCAAGGAACGGCATAGAGTGGGCGGACGTTGAAAGCAATAATGGCGGACGAGGATTCGCAAGGAATGTAGCATCGCAATGCCGTGAGATGGGGAATACGAAAACGTTCATCAACTGGTTCTGCCAGACAGACAACAAGCAGGTGAGGATATTCGCGAAGTCGGCAGATGTGAATAACATGACATTTTTCCCCAAGGGATGGGAAAAGAAATGGCCGGCTTTTTATAATGCAGTAACGAAGTACCGGAAAGAGGGAGGAAATCTTCACGATGACGCCCCTGATGCTTTGACCGGATGCTATGAGAAACGTAAAGTAAGAATAATCAAGAACTACAGCAAGGAGGATTTGGGACTATGAGCATAATAGAATACATATTCAACGCCATCAGGAACAAGACGCTCAACTCGCTCGGCGTGGAGCGTGACCTGATGAAGCTGATAGAGGACAAGGACATCAGCAGGGCGGAATCGATGATGCAGAACCGGGACACGGAGGTGTGCGAAGCCATACAGGAGTATAACCCGGAAACGCACGAAGTGAACAAGAGAAGGGACAAGAAAAGGAAAGACCGGGAGCCGTACAGGGTGCAGAAGCTTCCGCGCACCCGCCAAAGGTACATCAACGAGATTGAGCTGTTCTTCCTTCTTGCAAACCCCATACTATGGAAGAACAAGGACGGCATGTCTGACAACGCATTCACGGCGTTCAACGATTTCCTCAGGGACACGCGGTTCAACTCCACAATGAGGCAGGCGAAACGCCTTGCAGGAGCGGAGACGGAAAGCGCGAAGGTGTACCATATATATAAGGAGGACGGCGCACCACGCGTGAAGGTGCTTGTCATTTCCAAGTCGAAGGGGTATAAGCTCCGTCCCCTGTTTGACCAGTACGAGAACCTGATAGCCTTCGGTTACGGATATTACCTGAAAGAAGGCGGGAACAGCATCGAGCACTTCGACATACAGACGCCGGAGTACATATTCAGGTGCAGGCACGGCGCATTGGGATGGGAAGTGGAAGCGTCCGGAAACCCTACCGGGAAAATCAATGTCATCTATTACAGGCAGAAGAAGGCGTGGGACGGGCTACAGAGGAGGATAGACCGGGAAGAGTACATAGACTCGAAGGCGGCTGACACGAACAACTACTTCGCCGACCCGAAGGTGAAGGCTACGGCGGACGTGGTCCAGTCTCTTGCCGACCCTGCTACCGTGGGCGAGGTTATACAGATGACCGGTTCTGAAAGCTCCATCGACTACCTTGCGCCTCCCGAATACTCCAGCATGAAGGACAGCGAGAAGAAGGACTTGAACAATTCCATTCTGTTCGATACCTTCACGCCTGATTTCAGCTACGAGAACATGAAGGGAATGGGCACATTGTCCGGAGAGGCGTTGAAGCGCGCCCTTATACTGGGGTACATCAAGCGAGACAACCTGAAAGAGGTGTACGATGAGATGGTGGACAGGGAAAAGAACCTGATCATCGCCATCATGTCCAATGTCACGCATCCTGAGCTTTCCGCGGAGCTTGGGCGCATGGTGCTGGAACATTCATTCGCCGAACCGTTCAACGATGACAAGGACAAGCAGTGGACGGCAATAACCAGCCTGTACCGCGGAGGCCTTATCTCGCTGGAGACGGCAGTCACCATGCTCGCGGTAACCGATGCCCCGCAGGACGAAATTGAAAAAATCAAGTCCGAGAAGCAGGAGAATATGGAGAACCAGATGAGGATGTCTCAGGGCAATTCCCGGCAATCGCAGGAATAAGATAATGGAAAGGCGTGATTCCGCAAGGTCTCACGCCTTATTTTTCCGCTTTTTTTTCACCAAAAGCGTTTGGTGAATTTCGCAATGCCGATACATGCCGGCTATATCATACTCCGTTCTTAACTTTACCCTATCGAATTGTAAACCAAACTAATGGGGTATGAAAGAAAAAATCTACAATCAGCTCAAACAGGAGTTTTCAAAACTGGGTCTGTCTGACGAATTACTTCAATCGGTAGCAGCTTCCATCGATTCGACCGGACTTGTTACCGACGAGAATCTTGCAACTGTCGTAAAGGGGCAGGAGAACATGCTGAAGTCTTACCAGTCGAATCTTGACAAGCTGCGCACGGAAGGTGCCGGATTCAAGAAGGAACTGGAGGAACTGAGAGCAAGAGGCGGCAAGGGGGGCGGCCAGCAACAGCAACCAGACGAAACGCCCGAATGGTTCAACAAGTACCGGGAAGAACAGGACAAGAAAATCGACGCGATTATCGCCGAGAACGAGAAGTTCAAGGCCGAGAAAGCAAGGGGCGAACGTAACGCCATGATTCTTGCCAAGGCGAAAGAACTCAAGATTTCGAAGTCGAGAATCGAAGAGGGCTTCGCAATCCCGGACGACATGGACGAGGAAGGCATCACCTCCTATCTTTCCAAGGTGAAGAAAAACGAGGTGGCAAAAGGCTTGGAGGACAGAGGTTCGGCGTTCTCCCTGTCTACGCCCGAAGCGCAGGGCAAGGAACTGGCAAAAGAGTGGGCGAAATCGTTGCCGGACGCATAATCATCACAACACAAAAACTAAACTATGGGTATTGAAAGAAAGACAACGCAAATCAAGGGCGGTTTCCCCGTATTCTGGAGCAGGTGCTCTACCCTTCCCGGTGACTTCAAGGTGACGAATGTGCCGGTAGGAAGCACCATCGAGAAAGGGACACCCATCAAGCTGGATTTCAGCAGAATGGAGTGCAAGGTATGCCGTGCCATCGAAGTGACCGGCGGCACTACCCAGAAACCGCAGATCAAGAAGGGAAGCTTTGTGACAACGAGCGACACCGTGGGCGAACAGACAGTATCGTCAATCGACACGTCACATGCCGATTATGACGAACTGACCCTTGCGGCAGCCGAATCGACGGCTACTGCCGGAGCTATACTCGCATTGGACGAAGACTTGCCCGATGCCGTGGTTGAACGTACAGCCGAACACAAGGAAGGCATGACGTTCCAGACCGTATCGGCAGGATATGACGTGCTTATCCTGAAAGACGTGGCATATCCTATCCCTGCTGATTCTCTTACAGGGTATTGCATGAAGAATAACCCGAGCATCAAGTACATAAAGCAATAAGGAGGACTAAACTATGGCAGAAAACTATTCATCCATTTTCGGCGAACTTACACGGCAGGTGCAGGTCCGCATAGATGCAGCCTCCGAATTGCGGAAGAGGCTGTTCGACCAGAACATTTATGAGAGATACCTGACGTGGGATGTCCCCACTATCGGGTTGAACTTCGAGGAACTTATCGGGCAGTACAACCTGAGTGTTGCGGCAGCCACACTGGATTCAAGCGGAAAGTCACCGCTTATGGGTACTGAAGGGCTGGAGACCTTGAAGGACAAGGTGCTTAACCATCAGATGGCTTACTCCATGCCGATTGAGGATTACCGGAAAATCCTCCAGATTCTCGATTCGCGCATGCTGACCGATGAGCAGAGGAAACAGCAGCTGATTGACCTGATGTGGGGCAACGTGACCAAGGTGGTCAACTCCGTGCAGTCAAAGCTGGACATGATTTTCCTCGGCGCGTTGTCGAACGAAGGCGTGTTCACCTTTGACGCCAGCAACAACCCCGAAGGAGGCGTGCGCGGCACCATCGACTACAAGATGCCGGAGGAAAACAAGATAGACGTCACGCTGAGCTGGACTGACGGGAACAAGGCGAACGTGGACTGCTTTGAGGACATCCAGGAAGTGGTGGACGCCGCACAGGACAAGGTGACGTTCTCGAAGATTCTCATGTCCCCGTCACGCCTGTCGTACATCCTGAAGAACAAGAAGCTGAAACAGGCTGTATTCGGTACGGACAAGTCGGGCACTCCGCTGCTGATGAACGCGCTGAACGACTTCCTGCGCGCGAACGACCTTCCGGTCATCGAAACGGTAAGGCGTATCACAAGGGTCCAAAACAACGGGAAGATTACGGAATACAAGCCTTGGAACGACAAGAACATCGTGTTCATTCCGGAAGGCAGGCTGGGAGTAATCAAGAATGCCTACGCCGACAATGAATTGAGGCAGGAGCCGGGCGTTACCTACTCCAACTACGGACGCATCCGCATCTCGCAGTGGGGCATCGGCGAAACGCAGAACGCCAACGGTGTCGAATTCACCAAGGCGCAGTCGCTCTCATTGCCGGTCATCACGGAAATCAACGGAATCTATTCGTTAACCGTAGAGACTGACTGATGAATACGCTGGACTACATAAGGCAGAGGTTTTCCTTCATCGGCACCATAACCGATGAAGGTGCTTCCGGTTTCGCTCTTGATTTCGGGCTGGAGTTGAAGGAAGACATTGGAGAAGACGAGATGAAAGACATTGCCGGCGCAGTGGATTCATTTGTCGAAAAGAGCCTTCTTCGCCCATCATCCGTCAACGAGAACGGGTTTTCCGTGTCGTGGAGTGCGGACGCAGCAAAGGCTTTCGCCAAAATGGCATTGAGGAAATACGGGATAGAGCCTAACGGAGAGACATCCGCCTTGATAGGACTTAGTGTGATTAAAGACGCGTCTGAACTCTGGTCACCACGTACTATTCACCCCACATATTGCAGTTGAAGGTAATAACCCCTCCGGACAGGGACGAATACAACCGTCCCATACCCGGAACTGGCGGCGAAAGCTGGCAGGACGTGTGCCGGTGCCGGTGCGATGACAACACAACCAAGCTGTTCAAGTCGGACAACGGGGAATGGTACCGTCCCGACTACCGTGTGGTATGCGATAGGAATGTCAGCGTGAAGGCAGGGGACTATGTCCGCTGCATGGACGGTGACGAGGTACGCGGAGAGGGTGAAGTGTACATTGTGAAGAATATGAATTACTTGTGTTATTCCGAATTGTGGATGTGATATGATAGTAAGCAGCGACATATATAAGATCCTGTTTGACAAGGTGAAGGAAATCGGGATTGCTGACGTGTATGACGGGTGGAATCCTATTAAGTCGAAGCTGAAGAAGGAGGCGGCGGTAATCGTCACTTCCACTCCGGTTTCTCCGGACACTTACTGGGAGAGGGCTTACATGCACGTGAACATATGCGTTCCGGACTATCTTGGCTACGTGAATACGGAAAGGCTTAACGAGGTTGAACGCCTTGCCAATGTATGGATACGGGATGGCATGACCGGCGAATATGACGGAAGCATATACAGGATAAGCAAGGATTCCTCAGGAATCGAGAGGGACGACGCGCTGAAATGCAGCTACGTGAATTTGGTATTATTGTTTGAAATTTTAAATGTAAGGTAAAAATATGGCAGGACGTAAAGTATCAGCTATCAGGATCAGGGACTTGCGCTATGCGGAAGTGTTGAGCGCAAAACCTACTTATGCGGATGTGGCTACATCCTTCAAGGCAGCCGCCAAGATTGAAAACTCGCATCAGGACACATTTACCTATGAGGAGGACGAACCCACGGTTACGGGTTATAAGAATGACCTGACCGGGAAGACCTACAGATCAGATGTGGAAGCCGGTGAAAAGAGAATCAACTTCACGATCGGTCAGTATGACTTCGATCTGAAGGCCGCATTGCAAGGCGGAACTTCAGGAGATTCCGGTAAGTCGTATGAGAGTGGAGACAGTACAGAATTGCGTTACAAGGCATTCTATGCCCTTACGCAGGACAATGTGCTGATTGTTTTCCCACGTGCGAATATCGTTGCAAGCAATTCTTCAACAGACAATGCAATCGGCATTGCCGTATCGGCTATCCCCGAAGAGGTGTCAGGAGTGACGAAGGACGAATACTGGTTCGATGCGGAAGAACTTGACTTATACGGCGAATAACAAGACATAAAGGATAATATGAAGGGTGGAGTGGTTCATGCCGCCCCACCCTTTTCGTTATTATAGGAATAATATGAATGAAGGAGCAAGAATGGTTGCCGAAGCTATTACCGGGCGTGACTTTGCCACGGTCGTGGTTGCAGGGAAGGCATATACCGTAACGCCGCCTACGGTAAGGAAATTGGCTGGAGCGGCATCGCACTTGTCCTGTATGGGTGATGAAAAGACATTCGGAGACGTGATACGCTCAATGTCCAGCCTTAATGAATCGGCTAAGGCGCTATCATGGTTCATTGAAGGGAATGAATCGTTATGGGAACGGCTCGCAGACGGAACACTCGATGAAGTCGCAACGGCATTGGAAAAATGCATGTCACTTGTTTCGGTAGAGGGTTTTACAAAGCTGTCAATTTTAGCGAGGAGCGTGGCAGAGCTGACAGCAAAACCGAAGTAGCCGGGAACGCTACATTATTGGGGCAGGTTGCCACGTTCATGGAGAACCTTCACCTTACTTACAATGAGGTAATGGATGAGATACCATATCGCAACCTGATTATAATGCAAAGGGACAAGCTTCATGCCGTGTATGGTGACAAGATACAGGAAGTTTCCGCCAGAAGCATGGCAGGAAGAAAGAATATAATCAAAGGATAAATGGTGGTAAGAGGTGACATATCGGGTCTGGACGAATACGGCGGACAGGTGGAGCAGTATTACATCTCCCGGCTGGCAGAGGCAGGGGAGGCGGCAATCGCAGAAGCCGTCACGAAAGGAAAGTACCAGAACATAACCGGGAACCTGCGCAGTTCCATCGGATACGTGATAGGGTATGACGGAAAAGTAATCAGGGAAGGAGGCTTCCATAAGGTGCAAGGACGTGGAGAGAACTACCAGCGTGTCACTTTCACCACACGGAACGGGAAGAAGGTGGACTTCTGGGCGAAGGGGAAGTTCGGTGACGGTTCGGAAGGGAGCAGGAAAGGGATTGAGCTTGCACGCTCTGTCATTGCAAAGACAAAGGGATATTCATTCGTCATCGTTGCCGGTATGGAATACGCCTCTTACGTCAACTCGAAGGGGTATGACGTGATGGATTCGGCAAAATTGGAACTTAAAAAGATAGTGGGATAATATGGCATCAATCATAGCAGACTTATCGGACGACATAAAGAAAATGAAGTCTCTCAAAGAAGAGATTCAGCAGGTGAAGAAAGAGCTCGGCTCAATCAACGTAAAGGTGGAGCTTGACATCAAGCGTGACATGGAGGCGAGGCTGAAAGCACTGACCGGGCAGTATGACGCTTTGGTTCAGAAGGTGGCGCAGGCAGAAGCGAAGATAGCGGAATCCACGACAAGAATCAACAAGTCGGCGGAAACCATCATTAAGGCGCAGGAGCAGATAACGAAGTCGGCATCGGGACAAGCGGATTCAAGCGTACAAGGCGCATCCGGAGGGAATTCAGCGGCGACAAATGCACAGACGGCAAGCGTTCAGGCGCAGGCCAAGGCGTATGACGAACTGGCTAATGAGATTGATGCCGTGATGGGCACGAGGGCGCAGAACATCAAGCGTATGGTCGAAGAGCAGAATGCAATACGGATTATCAATGAAGAATTGAAGCGTATGCAGAAGCTGAACCAGTCCGGTGTGTATTCTGCAAGCGAAACAAGGAGAATTGAACAGCTGAATGCATCGTTGATGCAACATAAGACTGCTCTTTCCGAGTTGCGGCAGTCATTGAACAATTCTTTCAAGCTGGACAGTGCCGCAGCCACTTCTATGAATGCCCTTTCCCAATCCTTGGCACGGATGAGAATGACATACCGGGAACTGACGGAAGAGGAGCGGAATTCCCCTTTCGGTCAGGAACTGCTCGCCTCCATACAGCAGGCGGACGCCAAGATAAAGCAGCTTGACGCATCCATAGGCAACCACCAACGAAATGTGGGAAACTACGCCAGCGGATGGAACGGGCTTAACATGACCATACAGCAGATAGGGCGCGAACTCCCTTCGCTTGCGATGGGTTGGAACACGTTTTTTCTTGCCATATCGAACAACCTTCCGATTCTGACTGATGAAATCAAGCGGGCGAAGGATGAATACAATGAATTGAAAGCCGCCGGACAGCAAGCCACCCCAGTGTGGAAGCAGGTGGTGTCTTCCCTACTCTCCTGGCAGACGGCACTGACCGTGGGGATTACGCTTCTTACGATGTATGGGAGCGAAATCATCGATTGGGTAAGCGGTCTGTTCAAGGCGCAAAAACAGCTTGACTTAGGGAAAGAATCTGTAAAAGCATTCAATGACGCCATGCTTAAAGGAGGCAAAAGCGCACAACAGGAAGTCACCACATTGAACCTCCTGTATAACGCGACACAGAATGTGTCAAAAGGAATGAATGAACGGCTGTCTGCCGTTGAAAAACTGCAACAGCAATATCCTTCCTATTTTGCCAATTTTTCAAAAGAGGACATACTTGCTGGTAAAGCAGCCGATTCTTATGTCAGGCTTGCCCAGTCCATTACAGCGTCCGCAAAGGCGCAAGCGGCACGTAACAGTATAGTGGAACAGCAGAGCAAGGTGTTGGAGAACGAACAGAAGATTAATGAGGCATATTCAAGGCTTCAAGAAGCTGAAAATAAATTACAGGAAGTCAGAGATTTTTATAAAAAGCAACAAGAAGAGGGATTTGGTTCTGCAACTTCAAAGTTAAACACTGAAAACGCTATAATACAAGCAGAAACAAATGTAAAATCTATTGAAAAAGAAATCGCAGGTTACCGTTCCGCCATATATCAAGCCAACAAGTTGTCAAAAGACCTTGAAAAGAGCATCAACATTGAGGACTTAATATTTGATTCGGGAGGTACGGAAGAGTCAAAAGCCAAGGCTGTGGACAACCTGAAAGACTACATTGACGAACTCACCAAGCTGCGAGAAGACAACGAAGACCGCCAGGTGGAACTTATGGAAGACGGTACGGAAAAGCAGATTGCTGAGATAAAGCTACGTTACAAACGAATGAGGGATGAAGTAAGGTCGCTTGAGCAGGAACTGACGAAATCTCAGGGAGGAAAGCTGACCAAAGACCAAGAGGCTACTTTCAGCATGGCTTACACGACAATTGACATGAGGGAATGGGAAGACATTTCAAAAACCGGAAATACAGAAGACCGTATACGTAAGGAAAAGGAAGCCATGAACCGATACCTTCAGGAATATGGTGACTATTGGGAAAAACGGCTTGCAATAGCAGATGAATACGCGCAAAAAATATCGGAAGCAGGCGGGGAAGACACGTGGGAAGGAAAGATTCTCGTCAGAAAACGAGACGAGGATCTTTCAGAGCTTGACATACAGGCAGCAAAAACAACGTCTTCCATCAGCAAGCTGTTCGGTGACATGACCGATAAGACACTTTCTGAATTGAGGAAGATTAACGAAGAAGGATCTGCCGCACTCGATTTCCTCAAAGGAGGAGAATGGAATGAAGAAAAAGGAATGTCTTTCGGGATAACTCAAGAGCAGTTCAACACATTATCAAAAAGCCCGGAAATGCTGAAAGCCATATCAGACGCCTTGCGTGAAAACCAAGCAGCATCAGATGCGCTCCGTCCTTCTTATGAAAAGGTGAAAGACGCATTGAACGACATATTCAACGCCGGAAACAACAGCGTGAAGCTAAAGAAGTCATTGTCTGACTTGCAAGAGGGGCTTAATGAGATAATGCAAGCCGCCCAATTCCTTTCCGATACATTTTCCAGCCTCGGTGACGCTTTCGGTTTGGATGCGCTTTCCGGCATAGCGGAGGGGATAAATGTTGCAATGGGCGCACTCAATGCCGGAATGCAAGGGGCACAAGCTGGCGCAATGTTCGGTCCGATAGGTTCGGCGGCAGGTGCGGCTTTAGGTGTAGTTTCTTCACTTGCCGGTGCAATTGCCAAAATCCACGACAAGAAGAACGAGAAGCGTATCCAGCGGTTACAAGACCAAATAGATACCCTGACATCTTCGTATGACAAGTTAGGGCGTGCCGTAGAAGATGCATATTCAAAAGACGCATCAAATCTCATTGAGCAGCAAAACAAGCTTTTGGAACAGCAGAAAGTCTTGATTGAGCAGCAAATCCGTGAAGAGGAAGACAAAAAGAATACTGATGAAGGACGAATCAAGGAATGGAGGCAGCAGATTGAGGAAATCAACCAGACTATTGAGGACAACAAGGAGGCTGCGGTTGATGCCATATTCGGAGAAGACTTACAGTCCGCCATCGAGAACTTTGCGGACGCCTATGCCGAAGCATGGGATAACGGAGAAGACAAAGCCGAATCGGCAAAAGAGACCGTAAAGAAAATGATGCGGCAGATGGTTACCGAATCCATCAAAGCCGCCATGCAATCATCCGGTGCTATGGAAGAAATCCGGAACAAATTGCAACAATTCTACGCGGACAACGTACTTACCGGATGGGAGCAGGATTACATCTATAACATGGCGGAAGAGTTACAGAAGGATCTTGACGAGCAGTTCGGATGGGCTGACAGCCTGTTTGGGAGCGACAAGGCAAAGGAGCAGCAGTCCGCATCTTCCGGAGGATTCGAGACCATGACGCAAGACCAGGCATCGGAGCTTAACGGAAGATTCACCGCGCTCAACGAAAGCTCGCTCAGGCAGGAGGCAATCCAGCAAGGAATCAGCGGCATTGCCGACGACATGCGTAACATCATCGCCCAATCGTACCTTGAACTACAGCAGATAAGCGAGAATACGGGTGAGATAATAAAACCTATCAAGCAGATGCAGCTTGACATAGCGGAAGTCAAACGAAATACAAGCAGAATATGATTAGCGTAAAGGAAATCATGCAAAAAGCCATAGGATTAGGCGCATGCACCCAATCCGGAAAGGCGACAGACTGGAAAAGCCTTGTATGGCTGTTTTTCAGCCCTCAGGGACGTGAGTTTTGCAAGGAGAACAACTACCCTTCAATAGAATTGTTCCGTTCAATGGCTCAATATGTAGAACCATACGGCGTGTACGTTGAAAAGCCGGTAGAAAAGCACAATGAAGACGTGGCATTAATCGGGGAAGCCGAAAGCACGCTCCGCTATGACGGTGTGGAAAAGGCTTACAAGGTGATTCTCATGCACGGTGCAAAGGCTACAATACATGTAAGCAATTATGCGGTAGTAAGGCTGGAGAATATCAGCGGAAGATATGAAATCATAAATGACGGAACGGCGGAGGTATTGGTATGACAGGAGAACTATACATAAACGAAAAGGACGCATGGACCACATGGGGTGTGAACATGGGCGAAGGGTTCCTTGACGCGATAGACGCGCCTCTTCCCATGAAAGAATATGTGGAGGACGAGAGCAGGCTGGAGGACGGAATAAGGATAGACACGGGAAATCCGAAAGTGGACTCACGGGAGATAACGCTCGGCTTCACCATCATGGGCTCTTCGGAGACGGACTACCGGAGCAAGAAGGCGGCGTTCCAGACGGAGCTGCAGAAGGGGGCTTTCACCATACGCATACCGGCTCTCGGCACGCAGAAGTACAAGATGGTGTATACCGGAAAGAGCATATCCTACGGTCTCAGCAGGAGGCGTGACTTCGGACATTTCACGATGAAGTGCACGGAGCCGAACCCTGCCGACAGGGAATAACGAACAATCCCTCCATTGTTTCGTATCGGAAGTGAAGATTCTCGCGTTTAAGAATCCGTTTGGCGAACTTTGGGAAAGATTTTTCACCAACGGGCTGTGGTGAAAACAGGGGATGTGGAATCTCCCCAACCCTATGAAGATTATAGATAACTTCGAAGCATGGCAACACAGGCTAAAATCGACATAAAATCCGCAGGCGGAACCACCCTGCTCTCCACTTCAATCAACGAGGGAGCCAAAGGCTACTACAGCCTGATGCAGCACGACTACATCGTGCTCCCGTTCAAGCTGCGCACGCCTATTGATTTCAAGATAGGCTCGTACGTTGACCTAAGAGGCGTGTTTGACGATGCGCTGGGCGGCAAGCTGGCGAAGATGTATTACGTGACGGAGCTTCAAAACCCGTCATACAACACGTCTACCGGCGCATACGAGTACCAGCTCAGGCTGAACGCATACTACTGGCTGTGGAACAACTTCATCTTCAAGTACACTCCCGAATCGACAGCAGGAGAAGCGTCATGGAGCCTTACCGCCCCGCTTGACGTGCAGCTTGGCGTGTTCCTCCGCAACCTTTCCGAACTGGGGTTCACGTACAACGGCGTCCCATACGAATACAGCATAGATTCCACGGTGGAGAACAAGGCGGTAGCGATGACGTACGACAACACACGCCTGTTGGACGCCCTGTTTTCGATGGGCGACGAGAACGCATGGGACTGCGACGTGTGGGTCACGGAGAACGTGATTCACTTCGGACGTTGCGAACACGGCGATGCGGTGAAGATTGAAATCGGCGTGGAAGCGTCGGACATGACACGGAACGAAAGCCGTGGCACATTCGCCACCCGTATCTACGCCTTCGGGTCTACGAGGAACATCCCTGAGAACTACCGGGAGACCGGCAACCCCGACCTCACCGTGAACGGCATCGTGCAGAAACGGCTGATGCTGCCTGCTGACACGCCTTACATTGACGCATATCCGGACATGCAGCCGTTCGAGGTGGTGGAAAGCGTGGTTGTGTTCGAAGACATATACCCGAAGCGTATCGGTACATTGTCGGACGTCAAGACGGTAGACCGTGCCATTGAGGACGGAGAAGGCAACCAGACCGGCACGTTCAAGGCTTACCAGTACAAGGACGCCGGGCTTACGTTTGATGAAAAATACAGACTTGAGGGTCAGGAGCTGCGCATCGTCTTCCAATCGGGCAAGCTCAACGGGCTGGACTTCGGAGTAACATTCAACCCCAATGGCTCCAATCCCGCTGAACAGCTTTGGGAAATCGTGGCGAACGAGGACTACGGAAGAAGGCTTCCGGACGAGGTGATGAAGCCGGAGAACGGAGACAAGTACATCCTCTACGGGTTCAATATCAAATTGGTGTCAGACCAATACGTGCCTTCCGCCGAACAGGAGCTGAAAGAGCGTGCGCAGGCTTACGTGAACAAGACCAAGGTGGATGACGGCACATACACCGTCCCGCTGCGTGCGTCCTACGTACGGGAGGACATGATAAGCCGCACCTACGATGTGGGTCAGAAAGTGAACCTTGTCAACCCGTCCTTCTTCGGAACGGGAGGGCGCATATCCCGTGTGATAGGCTGGGAAATGTGCCTTGACATCCCTTCGGACAACCCGGTATACACAATCGGGGAATCAGCGCAATACTCACGCCTGACGGAGATTGAGGACAAGATGGATTCGCTCGTGTTCAACGGGCAGACCTACCAAGGCGGAGGCAGCGGAAGCGGGATGGGCGTTTACATCATCAAGACGAACGATTCCACTCCGGCATCGGACAGCAACGTGTTCTCGGCACTTAGGTCGCTGGCTACTTTTCTCCGCAAGGACAAGCCGGACAGCACCAAGTATCTGATAAAGTTCCTCGGCGGTCTGATAAGCGACAACATCGAATCTCAGGACTTCGCTTCGGGACCGTTCGGCACCGGATTCGTGGTGAAGCGTGACCCGAAGACCGGGAAGTCGTACATCGAGACGGACGAGCTGTACGTGAGGCTGAAAGCCTACTTCGAGACGCTGGAGATAAAGCACCTTTCGCATGTAGGCGGGCGTATAGTAGCTTCGCCTGCCGGAATGGAATGCGTGAGGGTGGAACTCGTGTCCGCCGAATACGAAACGCTGTACGACAGTGCGGGTTCGCCCATAACCGACAGCGAGGGCGAGGAAGTGACGGTGCCCACCATCGGCGGAGAGCAGGCCTACCGCTGCTACTTCAAGCAGACGGACGGAGAGAAGGAAATCGTGAACGAGTTCGCCGTGGACGACCTTGCCCAGTGCCGGGAGTTCAACGTGAAGGAAGGGACGTCCCATCAGGTGAGCAACCAGTATTACTGGCGCAGGGTAATCGGTGTGGGCGAGGACTACATCGACCTTTCCATAACCGACTGCGACCAGGGCAGCATGGATCCGAAAGCCGGGGACACCATCGTTACGATAGGCAACAAGACGGACGAAAGCCGCCAGCATGTGGTTTTTCTCTCCTCATACGATAACGATGCGCCGTGCATCAAGCTGTACAGCGGCATCAATTCGTATTCGATGCTGGATAAGGAGGTGACGGTTATCAGCCCGAACGCCGACAAGAACGTGTTCACGGGGAAGGTGGTCATCAAGCCCGGCTCTGTGGGGTACGAGAACCTTGCGGACGCTCCGGACATGACGGAAATCAACCGGGAGATACAGAACGCCAAGGACGATGCGGCTTCCGCCTCGCAGGCGGCTTCCGAAGTGCAGCAGAGCGTGGCAGACCTCACAGGATACGTTGACGGGGCATTTTCGGACGGCATTATCTCGGAATCGGAAGCCAAGGCGATAGCCACTTACATAAACGTGGTGAACAACGAGAAGAAGTCCGCCGAAGCCGTTTACGACGAGCTTTACAACAACCCCTATCTGGAAGGCTCCGCCAAGGTGGGGCTTGCCAACGCCAAGTCGGCGATGTTCTCGGCGGCTGACGCGCTGACCCCCGCCATAGCTGACGGAAAGGCGACACAGGGCGAGAAGGCGGACGTGGATGCAAAATACGCCTCGTTCAACACGGAGTGCGCTTCTTTCAACGAGGCGGTGAAGGCGGCTGAGAAGTCGATACAGGACAAGCTGAAAGGCTATGCCGACAATGCCCAAATGGCTGCGGACGAGGCGAACCAAGCCGCAAGCAACGCACAGGAGGACGCAAACGAGGCGAAGCAGTCGGTAGAGAGCCTGAACACGTATGTGGACGGAGCTTTCAAGGACGGCATCATCACCGAATCGGAGGCGAAGGCGATTGCCACCTATATCAATACGGTCAACTCGACCAAGGGAAGCATGGATTCCACCTATACGGCATTGTACAGCAATCCCTACCTGACGGGGACGTACAAGAGCCTGCTTTACTCCGCCAAGCGTTCGTTCGATTCGGCGGTCGCAAGCCTTACGTCTTCCATTAATAAAGCCATAGCGGACGGCAAGACAACCGAGACCGAAAAGGATGACGTGGACAGCAAGTTCACGGCGTTCAACAATGCGTACGCCTCGCTTTCCTCCGCCATCGAGAACGCCAACAAGGCGATACAGGACAAGATAAAGCAGGAGGCGGCAGACCAGGCTAAGGAGGACATCGACGCTCAGATAGGCGAGGTTGACCAGTCGGTGAAGGACGAAATAGCCAAGCAGCTGGGATATACGGATTACGAGAACCTGAAATACTACGCCGAACGGGGCATGTCCATCATCAAGGGCGGAACAATCAATACCGAAGTGCTGGAAGCCTCGCTGGTCATCACGTCCCAGCTTATAGCCAACGCCATCATGGCGAACACACTGAACGTGAACAACAAGTTCAAGGTGTATACAGACGGGGCGGTGGACATGAGCGGCATATTCCGTTCGCTGGGAGGAAAAATGGAATGCATTATTTCTGACGGATATTTGCGCGTAAAATACAACGGTACAGACACATTAAGGCTTTCAGTAAACGAAACAAACGGTATGCCTGAACTTTTTATGCAGCATGGAAGCAACTATATGCTCGCCACGTCTCAAAGCATAACCTTCATGCCGGAAGGAGGAAAACCGCTCATCTTTGATTCTGAGATAATCGGGGGCGGAACGGTACGCCGAGACGAAGAAACCGGGAACCTGTACATCGGAGGACTTGTTTTAAACTATGTTTTAGTTAAAATTAATGTAAGTCCGGAAAACGGGGGGACAACCTTACCTTTTGTCGGAGGAAACCTTGTAAAGACCGGAGAATCCGCCACTGTAGAGGCTATACCGGCGGACGGGTACGAGTTCGACCGTTGGAGTGACGGAGGGGCACGTGTGCATACCGTAGTCTGGTCCGCCAATAGCAACCTTACAGCCTACTTCACGAAGATACAGGTTACGAACTACACCGTCACGCTGAAAGCATCTCCATCGGGAAGCGGAAGCGTATCAGGCGGAGGCACATACGAGAAAGGCACCCGCCGCACCGTATCGGCTACGGCAAACAGCGGCTACCGGTTCGTGCGCTGGAGTGACGACGGCTACCAAAGCCATACGGTGACATGGGACGCCAACAAGACGCTTACGGCTTATTTCGAGGCGTACACCGTGACGGGTGACGAGATATTCTCGGGAACGGCACTGACAAGTAGTGCGTATTGGATGGCTTACGGAAGTTGCTCAGTCAATTCCGTAACCGGGGGTGTGGCGACATTGAAGTTTACAGGCTCAATTAGCGGGAGCGATTATATTGCGTTTAATAAGGGCTACCTTGGAAGCAAGCTGGAACAAGGGCACAAGTACAGGCTTACCATGGAAGCCAAGGCTTCGGTTAATTCGGCTGTTTTGGTCGGATTTATCGGGTATTATAAATCTACTGGTGATGCAGATTTAATTAATGAAGATGCTATATTTTGGGGCGATTCATTGACCACATCATACAAGACGTTCACAGCCGAATTTACAGCGACCAGACGTGACAGTAACACATCTGACGCCTTCATTATCGCCGTAGCGACTAATTGTACAGTAAACATAAGAAGCATATCATTAAAGGAGGCATAGCATGAAAGTTATATTAACAATATTATCCGCTGTTTTCGCAACATCGTGTAGTCCGGAAATTCCGGTAGGCACAACAGGCAGCCGGAGCGGCGAAAAGCAGGAAGGCATTACGGTTACGGTGGACACCGTCACCACAGAATACGAATATGAATTTGACATTAAAATGTAAAGGATATGGGACAGCTTACTAAGACAACGGAAAAAGTAAACGAACTGCTGGATAAAGTGGACGGGATGCCCGAAGAGGTGAAAGACGGCAAGACACCCGTATTAGAGACCGGCACCACTACGACACTTGACCCCGGTCAGCAAGCCACATCGGAAGTGGTGGCTAACGGCACGGACGAAAGCGGAAACCCGAAGTACAAGCTGAATTTCGGGATACCTAAAGGCTATGACGGTTCAGGAGGCTCGGGAGGCGGAGGCACGGCAGACAGCGTGCAGTGGGCGAACGTGCTGAACAAGCCATCATGGGTCAACTCTTCCACGAAACCGGCATACACGGCATCGGAAGTCGGGGCATTGCCCTCAGATACACAAATCCCTTCTAAGACCAGCCAGCTGACGAACGACAGCGGCTTTACCACGTCCGCATCGTTCAAGACAGTCAACGGGCAAAGCATCGTGGGCAGCGGCAACATCGTCATTGAGGGCGGCGGAGGGGACACGCCTTCCGCAGGAGGCGGCAACGTGAACGTGACCAACGGCAGCGCATTGCAGTCCGCAAGCTATTACGCATTCAAGCCCTCGGCTGACGGTTCCTTGAATGGAACATTCAATGTAATCCCGAATGCAAGCGGTGCTGTATCGGGGCTGATGAGCAAGGAGAATTACTCCAAGCTGGATGATATGAAGCCGGTTTGGAAAATACCGGTTGCCGTGCTGGAGTTAACAGACAACAGCACGAGCGATGAGATAGTAACGGCTTTCGGGCTGGAATTAACAGGTTTACAGGCTTATGTCACGTATAGCGCATTAGCTATCACCAACAGTGAATATTCGAATACTGCCCCGCTCAAGTGTTTCATAGGCAACCGGGAATGCCTGGTGTCCGGCAGTATGGCGGACAACGATCGTACGCTGGACTTTAATTACGTGGATTCAGGAAAGCTGAAAATAATAAGTATAACTTATAATTCAAGTACAACACAGTTTTCATGCAAGCTGTCGGAATCAGGTGGCGGAGCGGATGATACGTATTATCTTCCACTAGGTTTAGCTAATGATTTAGATTCTGGATCGACTGATGAAGAAATAGTACATGCTTTTGGTGGTGTAGAAAAAATTCAAGAGATTATTGGTTTTATTACGAACAGAACATATTCCCACTATGCATTTAATTACACGTTCTTTAATATGACTGCTTCAGTTTATGCTGTTTTAAGTTTAAACCTCACAATATATTTTTTTAATATACAAACTAAAGTAGAACGTACAATTTTTATTAAAAGAAATGGAACAGGAGGCTTTGTTAAGGATATATATCATTCCGGCTACGCGCTGAGACCGGAAGTGTATTCACTCACCTCGTCAAGCGAGAGTGCCGACATATCCACGGCGGTTGGTGGAGAATCGGGACTGAAAAGAATTATTCAAGCGGTGAAGGACGGGAACAGGCTTATGATAAATATGGAAGAAAATACATCGTATAGGCAAATTGAGTTATTAAATCCTTTCTATTCAATAGGAGAAAATGGTGATATGACTTTAGGTTTTACAGTTGTGATGTTCGGAGTATTTAGTTTTGAAAAATATGGGGCAGCAATTGGGTATACCAAATCATCCAATACATTTTCCTATGTCCGTGTAGAAATGAAATAATAAATGCTATATGAAAAAGATACGTTACAACAGTTGGATAGCCAACCATTTGCTGTTCAAGGGGTACAGCACGATAACTATTGCGGCATGGGTCTGCACGAGGTACAGAAATAAGAGCGAGATGCCGCAAAGAGTGCGCAACCACGAATGCACGCACGCAAGGCAGTGGTGCGAGTGCATGCTGGCAAGCGGGGTCATTATATGGATACTGGTGCTGCTTGCAGGCATATCCGCATGGTGGTTCGCCCTTTCGTTCGGGATGTTCTACATCCTCTATGTGCTGGAATGGCTCGTGAAGCTGTGCTTCTACGGTACGGAAGCCTACCGGAACATCAGCTTCGAAAGGGAAGCCAACGCAGGGGAGGATGATGAGACCTACCTTGAGAACTCAGGGTATTTCGAGTGGGTGAAATACCTGAAAGGAGGTGGAAATGGTTAGCGAGACAACCAAGCAATGGGTATTCAACGGCGTATCCGGAGGGTTCTCGGCGGTGGCTTCCGCCTTCATACAGGAGAGCCTCTCGCACATGATACCGTGGCTCATCGTAAGCTGTGCGGTGATAGTGTGCGACCTTGCTTTCGGCATACGGAAGAGCATACTGATGCACGAGAGCATACGCTTCAGCTCGGCGGCACGGAGGACTATGGGGAAGATGGTGACGTACTTCTCGTTCGTGTGCATGGTGTGCATGATAAACGTGGCGGCAGGGAACGACTACGGCATAGACAAATGGTCGTGTCTGCTGGTGTGCTTCATCGAGTTCTGCTCGATAGTGAGCAACATACTGAAACCGAAGGGGTATACGCTTAACTTCAAGGCGCTGGCATCGGCTGTAATCGGGAAGGTGTCGAAGATTGACAAGAAGGAAATAGAGGAAATCATTGAAAAGCAGGAGAATACGAACAAACAATAACAGGAGGAATTGACTATGGCAACATTGAGTTTTACGAAAGACGGAGGCGTTTGGGTTGCGGAAGCGACCGTAAACAAGGACTACTGCATACACGTGGAGCGCGTGTCGGGCGGGCGTTTCAGCATCTACCAGCGGAGCACTTCAAGCGGGCAGTACACGGCGTGCTTCCCTATCCCCGAACAAATCGGGTATCACGGAGGGCAGGTGATAGACTTCGCCTTCGGGCACGGCGTATACCCTTCAGGAGGAATGCGCCTGAAATTCATTAGCGGAAGCGAAGTGACAATGGCGGAAATAAACGAGGGGCAATGAAACGGGAAGGGCTTAACATCGAAGACCTGAATGCGGCAAGGCTGGGTTCGGCATTGCTGGACTACCGCATGCTGAACGCATCAATCGAGACGAGGGGGACGGGAAGCATCCTGCCTCTGCCCTCAGAGGACACCTACGTCCTGGACAACGCCATACTTTTGGATTCGGCTGACAGCGTGCTTCTTACGGAAGACGGAACGCCGATAGTGTATAACTTACAAAACATTTAACGACATGGAAATAAAGATACAAGGCAAGACCATTTCACAGCTGACGGAGAAGGCTGAGCTTGAGGACAACGACGCCCTCATCCTTCAGGACAAGGAAGGCACGAAACACGCTAAGGCTTCGGCGTTGAAAAGCTATGTGCAGCCCGATTTGAGCGGGTATGCCACCAAGGGCGAAGTAAACGAAAAGGTAAGCACCGAAACGTACAATTCGGACAAGGCTACCTTCGCTTTGAAGAGCGAGATACCCACCGACTACGCTACAGAAGAGGACATACAGGAGGCGATAAGCGGGATAAACATCGAAGACCTCGTGATGTACGGAGTGGAGTTCGACACCGCCGTCTCATCGCCAGACTGCACAAGGATAGGAAACCCTAACCTGCACCGCACGCTACCCGTCCATTCGCAGATGAAAGGATGCCTTCTTAATGACGACGGGGAGGTGACGAAGTACCTCAATGAATCAGACTGGACATCGGATACACGCGATGGCTCGCAAGGTCAGGTAATGGTGGAAATACCAGAACATTACGTGAAATTTGAAACAGATGGGACAAAACGACGTGTCAAGATGTCTATCACGCCTATCGTAGGATATAAAAAGATAGGGAAGTATTACATTTCAGCGTATGAGGCTACCGTTCAAAGAAGCGCAAATAAATTATGCTCGGTAGTCAATACGGATGAAGATTATCGTGGTGGGAATAACAATTCCGCAAACGATGCGCAAAGTAACACATTCTTAGGCAAGGCGGCTACTGCAATATCAAGAACCAATTTCAGGACTTACGCACGAAATAGAAAAGAAGGTTCTACCGAATGGAACTGCATGACTTACGACGCTCAAAAGGATTTATACTGGCTGTTTGTCATCGAGTATGCGACGCTCAACTCGCAGAAGGCGTACAACTCGGCTAAGGACAGCAACGGGTATGCCCAAGGCGGACTGGGTGAAGGGGTGACAACACTTGACTGGACGAAGTGGAGCAACTTTAACGGAAACAATCCTTTCATCCCGTGCGGGTATACGGACAGCCTGGGAAACGGAACGGGAGAAGTGGAATTTTCCATGCCTTCGGAATACGATTCCACAATCAAGAAGCTGTATGTGTCCCGCTATCGTGGCGTTGAAAATCTTTTCGGGCATTTGTGGCAATGGGCGGACGGTATCAATGTACGAATTTCACCAAACGAGCCTGACGGGGACGGATTGTCGAAAGTATATGTATGCTCAGACCCGTCGAAATTCAACGATACAAACTATGACGGATACACTTATGTGGGAGATGAAGCACGTACAGAGGCTTTTGTTAAATCTGTCATCTTCGGAGAGGGAGGCGAAATAATGCCGGATGTAGTTGGAGGCGGTTCTACAACTTATTTCTGCGATTACCACTATACGAACATACCCGCTGCTGAAACATTACGTGGTGTCCTGTTCGGCGGTGATGCGGTTTGCGGCGCGGCTGCGGGTTTCGTTTGTGCGTACTCGCTTAGCGCGCCCTCGGCTGCGGTTGCGAACTTCGGCTCTCGCCTTTGCTTTATTCCCGCATAGCGGAGCGACACGCCCCGCCGTCTTGCCCGTTTGGCAAGGTGGCGGGTCAAACTGGAAGATTCCTATACATTATATAATATAACAAGACAAGAAGAAACATGAATGAGAATACAGAAATGATTGATGACGGCTCATTGGGATTCCTGAATATCCCGCGTGACGAAAATAGCAGGAGCTTCAACTGTACGGAGACAACACAAAGTAAAATCGTGAACACTACATTTTGGGTTACGGACTTCATCGAAGAAGTTCCGACACGGTTCAGCAAGACAAAAGGCCATCCGATTGAACAAGGTTCATGGCATAACGGCTAAGGAGTACAAACAGGCTATCGCCCCTTGGCTCGGTTGGGCAAAACATAGCAATAGTAAACATTTATTAAAAACAATCATTAAAAAGAAGTATTATGAAAGCATTCTATGACAACAAGCCGACGGCGTTCGAAGCGGTAGGCAACGGGAATTACCTGTACAGATGGGATATTAAAGAAGAAGAGGTCCAGCACGGCGAGCATAACACGAAGTGTTACGTATGCAACGAAGTCACCGTTCACGGGAAGCCGGAGTACGGCAAATGTGTAGAAGCGGTTATCCGTGACAGCTACACCAATGAGGCGGAGCTTTCGCTGATTAACCAGTACAACGCTTACCAGCAGGGTGTGTCGGATGATTCCTCCGTAGTGGGCGAATATGAAGAATACCTTGCGTTTGTGGCATCGGTAAAGGTTATGGTGAAGAAGGATATAGGGATTGAGGCAGTTGAGGTGAACCGTCCGGCTGTCGCAAGGCTGGCAGACGTGGCAAGGATGCTCACGCTCACGGTCAACACGATGAACCTGACGGATGATGAAGCGTTTCGTGTGAAGTCGCTTTACCCGGATTTCACGGAGTGCATCGGCAAGCAGCTTCCGGCAGGGTTCAGGCTGCAAAACGGAGGCAAGCTGTACAAGGTAATCCAAGCTCACACGGCGCAGGCGGACTGGAAGCCTTCTGAAACTCCCGCGCTCTACGGGCTGGTAACGGAAAGCCATGCGGGAACGCTGGAAGACCCGATACCGTACGTGCGGATGATGGTACTGGAGGCGGGCAAGTATTACACGCAGTTCGGCGTGGTGTACAAGTGCGTGACCGGGTCGGTTGTCGGTTACGATGATGACCTGACGGAACTGCTGTCGCTACTGGAAAAGGTGAAAGGAGGTGCAGCATGAGAGATATTAAGTACATAGCCGTCCATTGCACGGCGGGAAGGCAGACGCAGACAATCGCCGACCTTCAGGCGGAGTTCCGCCGCAAAGGCTGGAAGAATCCGGGCTACCATTACGTAGTGGCTCCGGACGGGAAGATAACGCAATTGCTTGACGAAGACAAGGTAAGCAACGGAGTGAAAGGATTTAATAATGTATCGGTAAACGTAGCCTACATCGGCGGCATCGATGCAAACGGGAAGGGTGTAGACAACCGCACGGAGGCGCAGAAGAAGGCGTTACGCCAATTGCTGGGGAACTTGAAGAAGAAATACCCCGAAGCGGTAATACAGGGGCACCGGGACTTCTCGCCCGACACGGACGGTGACGGGATTGTGGAGCCGCACGAATGGACGAAGATGTGCCCTTGCTTTGACGCGAAAGAGGAATATAAAGACTTGTTGTCATGGAGATAGTAAGGAACAACATCATCCCTTTCAAGGGATACAAATGCGTCAATCTTTTCGGCATCCTGTTCGTAAGAGACGATGCTGTGATTGGCAGTGTGGACATCAACCACGAGAGCATACATACGGCGCAGATGAAGGAGATGCTTTATGTGTTCTTCTACCTGTGGTACGTTATCGAGTGGCTGGTAAGGCTGGTTCAGTACAGGAACGCGCACACGGCGTATCGGAACATCGGATTTGAGCGTGAGGCGTACATGAACCAAGGGAGCATGGGCTACCTGCAAGGCAGAGGGCGTTACGCTTGGGTGAAGTATTTGAAGAAAGGATGAGCTATGGTAAAGAAATCAGTTATATTCATCTATTTCATGGCAATGCTCGTATTGCTTGCCATGGCGGTAACATCGTGCCGGAGCGTCCGGTATGTTCCGGTGGAGACGGTGAAGCACGATTCGGTATACTTCAACAAGGTTGTCCGTGACAGCATACACGTGAAGGACAGCGTGCTGGTGATTGTGAAGGGAGACACGGTGACGGAGTTCCGGTACAAGTACATTTACCGGGACAAGGCAAAGACGGACACGTTATATGTCAACCGGACGGACACCATCCGTGTCCCCTACCCTGTGGAAGCCAAGCTGACCAAGTGGAAGCAGTTCAAGATGGATGCTGGAGGGTATGCCATCGCAGGGGTCATCATCACTGTGCTGATTGTGTTTGGCAGGACGGTATACAAACTGAAGAAGTAGGGTTTACTCTTTTCAGGGGCTTCAGAGGATAAAGAAAAGCCCCCAACGTTAGTCTATCATCTTGAATTTCTTTCCACAATTAGGGCATACGATATAATTCCCTTCTTTTTTGAATAACTCGGATATATCTACTTCCAAAATATCCGCTATATTCTTCAGCGTTGTCAACTTAGGGTTTCCGTTAATCGCCGCATATAAAGACTGGTATGTAATGCCCAATCTTTTTGCTAATATCTGCTGACTTATGCCCTTTTCTTTACATATTTCTGCTATTCTTAATTTTTCTTCCATAGCCACATTGTTTTTATGCTGCAAATATAATAAAAATAATATTCAGCTTTGATGTATAGTGAAAATAATAATACTAAAATATTATATTGTTTTATTGCATATGTAATATTAAACTATTATATTTGCATAGAAATATAAAAGAAGAGTATTATGGAAGAATTTTGGAAGCCAATTAAAGGCTATGAGGGATATTACGAAATATCCAATCTTGGGAGGGTGAAATCACTTGAGAGAGTTGTCCCGAAAAGACATGGGAAAAGGAAAATAGGAGGAAGAATATTACCTCAACGAATAGATAAAAGCGGTTATTATACAGTAATTTTATGCAAGCACTCTATTTCAAAATACAAACTCGTACATCGTTTGATAGCGGAAGCATTCATCCCTAATCCTGAAAATAAACCGTTTATTGACCATATTAATACAATTCGGACAGACAACAGGATTGAAAATCTTAGATGGGTTTCTGCTAAAGAAAACAGCAACAATATATTAACAAAGGATAATGTCAATTCAGCTACGCATACTAAAGAAATTATTCGGAAAAAGTTAGAGACTCTTAGAAGAAACAAAAGAGTTAATGCTCCTCGTAAAGTAGTACAATATACCCTTGATGGAGAGTATATTGCAACTTATGATAGCTACAAAGAAGCATACAGAAAAACTGGTGTACGCGCAAATTCGATTAGTGAATATTGTAGAGGAAGCCGATTGAAAGCCGGTAATTATGTATGGAGACATGAGGGAGATAAACTTGGTGAAATTATAAAGCCTATAAGTAAGAAAAAGGAAGTACTTCAATTTGATAAAAAAACAGGGTCGTTTATTAAAGAATGGGACGGATTAAAAGAAGCCGCAGAATATTGTGATGTTCTTCAATCATCTTTATCCCGCTCAATTAGACGTGGTACTTTTCGTGGGGATTATATATGGAAATATAAAGAAGAATAAAATATATAATTGAAATGCATATATTTTATTTATGTCAACATATATATAAAATGCGTACGGTATTGACCCGTACAGCGAGGAAGCCGCATATCTTGAAGGCGGAATTGCGCAGAAGATGTTCATCGTGGCAAAGAACTTTATCTGCGAACATTGCAGAATGGGTTTGGGATGATGGGCTCATTTGCTGATTAAGTCGCACCATTTGTAGGATTCATTCTCGTAGAACCATTGCCATCCGTTCTTGGGCTGCCTGATTCTGCCTTTCAGATACCGTCTTGCGGTGGCGTAATTGATGCCAAGCGACCTTGACGCGTCTATGACGGAATTGAACCTTCCCAACAGCTTCCCTTGGTGAATCACCACGCAGGGCTTTGCGGCAGCCCTCCGGTTTGACCAGTACGGATGCCCTTTCAATGCCTCGCTGTGCCTTTTCCTTATCTCCTTGGCGCGTTCCTCGCCGTAGTATTCTTCGTAGGTCTTTCCGCGAAGTCCGTGGCGGTATCCCTTGTTGAACACGTTGTGCCCGTTGACCACACGTGTCACCGGTATGATGGGGTCTAAATGTAGTTCCATGGATTCAGTTTTTTAATGATTAGTATCTTTTGCCTCCGTGGTGGTAGCCACGCAGGCGGTTATAGTTCATTTTAGTGCGGATGAAAAAGTAGAGGTCAATACCTATCAATTCACTGTATTTGAGCACGACCGCGATGATTGCAATTACCTTTTCTTCGGTGGAATCATCGCAGGTGGATATTCCGGAGAGGGCATAGCATAAATCAATGAAGCCCTTTCCTTCCTTTATACTTTCAGCCATTTCCATAAGGGCTTCCACTTCTTCAAGGTCAAATCTCCGTAGTCCAGCTAAATCCAAACATCGTATAACCACGTCGCTAAGTTCATCTTCCACCGTATTCTTTATTTGCCGCTCGAAGTTTTCCTTGAAGTCTATGATTTCTTCGTATTTCTTGAAGGCTTCCACGTCGGCGTGCAGGTTCTTACGGTCTGCTTGTACGGCTTCTGCTATCTCGGTTATGATTAACATTAGCCAATGGCTATCACTGTGTTCTTCTTCGTGCCATCCGTTCGCTTTGGCGATGGAGTAGGCTTCGTCTCTTAGTTCGTTCAGGTTCATACTAATTTGTTTATTTCAAAAAATAGTTCTATATTTGCCGCACTAATACGCAATATGGACTATCAAAGCCCTGTATTAGGATGGCTGTCGCCATTTCTTCTCTTGTTTGAAGCTGTGGATTCATCGGAGAAGTATTGCTTTGTAGTTTAATTGGTTAGAACATCTCCACAGAGAAGGTGAGGGTTCGAATCCCTCCATTGAAAATTCACAAACAATGATAATATCAAAAGAGATGCTGTTTTAGTATCTCTTTTTCTATACCCAAATATATTATGGATTTTCAATTAAGTATTCCTTGTTGAAATGTCCGTTTCTGATGAGCCAGTCTATCATTGCGATACAATTATTGAATATATTTGGATTGGTTGTAAAATGTTGCTGTCCTTTATACCGGGTGTCGTAATAAACGATTAACGGCGGTTCTATCATAAGCAGCACTTCTTCCCTTTCATCAATGTATTGCGGCATCATCTCCAGCAGGCGTGCGAGGCTCCATGAGGGGATGAATCTTTTGTCCTTATATAGGTCTGCTCCATAATTGTTTATTTCGGGCGGCGCACTTGCAAAATACAAGTTATAGCACATATCCGCCGTTTCGGGCTTCAGTCCCATTGCGAGCAGCCTTTCCGACTGCTCACGGGTGGTTGAGATTGGGGATTTGAAGTTCATAGTTCGTATGTGATTAGTTTGTTATAGATTTTGGCAGCTGCATGTTCCAAGGCGCAGCCTTTTGATTCTTCCCATCCATCGAGGAACACTACCGCGTCGCAATCCAGCAGTGCAGAAATGTCACGTCCCATGTGTTCGGCATAGCTTGCATTGGGATTATCGGAAACGTCCAGCGGTGATACGGGCGTGTGTCCTTTCTTCTTAAGTACGGACTTGGCGAAGATGCAGCGGGCTTCGACTTCTTCGATGTCGTGGCCGGTTATTGGGAGGGATATGTATACTTTCATATCAAATCACCCTCCTTGGCTTTCCGGTATTGCTGTTCGCTCACTTCGATTGTCTCTATCACAAACTCACCGTCCCGCTTGATGCGGGCGATGAGGTAGTATTTCCCGCCCCTTTCATGACGGGAATAAATCTTGTCTATCTTCTTCATGGGTTATTCGGTTTTGTTCGTTTCTACAAATTTGTTATCGATAGCCCAACATAAGAGTTTATAGCCTGCATCAATAAGACTTTCATCTATCATTACCACTTCATAGTAAACCCATCTATGCTCAAAACGGGCATTCTCATAGTAATAGCCAATCATTTCATCTGCAAGTTCAATGCAAAGCCAACATCTTTTATCTTTATATTTTATTTATATTGGCAGCGCATCCAGCACGTCCTGCAAGGTGTAGGCATGGAGCATTCCGCAACTTTCGTCAATAACCTCCATTGCGTTCCCCTTCGTGGTAACGAAGTTATTTTCGTGACCAGCTTCGTAAACTACCCAATACAGCATTGTTTCTTTCAGTTCCAGCCCCAACTCTTGCAGGTGCTGCATCTGCTGCACGTCTAATACTTGCTTCGATTTCATAATCTTATTCACGATTTAGTTGTTCCATCATAGAAAGCGTTTCTTCAATTACTGCTTGCCTGTCCCAATTATATTTGTTGTCGCCCCAATGCGCGGTGTCAAAACCGAAAATCCACCAATCATCGCCTATCTCTGTATTTTCTGTGATAAATTCGGCTTTTTCTAAAAGTTTGTTTCTTTTACCAACGTACTCTTTCATGATTTCCATTCCGTTCATTTTATCAGGATATGTTGCTGGCTCTGAAAGAGTAATTCCACCATGCACTTCAAAATCTTCCATATCTTCAATGCTTCGACCATGATATTTATTTTGAGGAGGAACAGCAACATATCCGTTGTGCGTTCCGTGTGCAAATTCATATCCGGATAAATCAAAGTCTACATCCAAAAACGATGTCGGTGTTATAAAAGCCACTAATTTATTCTTCATAATCCTTACTTTTTAATCAGTTCTAAACCATGTTTCAGTCCTGCTTCGAGGGCTTCTTCGTAACTGTTATAGTTTGTAATGCTACAATATACGGCACTATCGTCATTAACCATGGTATGTTCTCGTGTGAAGAACCATTTCCTTTCCTCAAATTTCTCGTAATCAAAGCAAGCATAAACGTTGATATGATGCACCTCGCGTAGCCACCTCGCCGCCAAAGCCTGCGTTGGGCACGAAGTTGCACACTGACTTTTGTTGAAATTTTCCGGGCAATCACAATGCCATATTGTGCCACGCTCTGTGTATTGGTTAAAGCACGGCACGGCAAACCCTGCCTCTTTCAGCAGCTTCGCTGTGTCAAAAAGTACAAACTGTTCACAAATATTTATATTCACCATTTTTTATTGCTTTATATATTTCATGTTCTTTTATCCCTTCCATTTTTCTCGCTATTGTAACAGAAGGATATTTCTTCCCTGTTAATAAATTAATTATAGGTTTCCAGCTGTGCGTAGTTTTTTGAGCAGAGTATGACATTTTTTTAATTGTATCTTCGGAAAATTTCCTTCCCTTCATTATCTTTCTCATATTTTCTTTCCATTCTTGCGTATGTTTTATTCCCTTTCTATTTTTTGACATTTTTAGTTTTGCTTCTTCTGTATGTTTAAATCCTATTCTTGGTTTTTCTAAACCAGTAGCATACGCATGTAATGTATTTTCTGAATATGTACACCATTCTAAATTTTCAACCATATTATCCGTTTTTACTCCATTCTTATGATTAATACAAGGTTTATTTTCCGGATTCGGTATAAATGCAATGGCTACTAATCTGTGAACGGGGAAAAGTTTCCTCTTATTGTTTTTGCTTAAAGTAACTCTTTCATATCCCTTATCTATTTTACTTCTAAGTTTTTTGTTACTTCTGAAAGAAATTACTTCGCCTTTCATGTTCACTCCGTAATTAGCATATCCTATAATTTCTAACGAAAAAAATTGTTCTTCTATCATGGCTCTTCCTCCTTTAATTCTACGGGTTCATCGTTCCAATCTAAGTCTCTGCCTATAAGTTTCTTGATTGACCCTTTAGGTAAAGCCATCCACATACTATATTCATACAACGGTATAAACTGATTATTTCCTCTTTTAGGACGGAACTGATAAATACACTCTCTACCATCTTTGTCTACTGCTACCCATGCCATATTATTCCTCCCAGCAAACTTTAGCTGTTACATATTCATCATTTCCAATCATTTTTCTATCAGCTTCTTCTTTTGTGTCATAAAGGTTAATGTCTTTACGAACTTTTGCCCATCCCTCTTTCTTTTCGGGGAGCATCATAAGGTCTAATTCGTCTTCCATATTTCCTACAAGCAACCCGTCTTGCGTATAGGGATGAACAAGTTCATTATCATTATCATTAACCATCGCAACAATAGGATAATTATACCCATCATGATAGAATTTCCTATCAAAGCAAATAATCCTTGCCCTCCGTCCATTTCGTGTGCATACAGGCTTGCCTTCTCTCGCTTTTTGAAGGTCAAAAGGCTTTAGATTCAATTTCTTTTCTTCCATATCTTCTTTGTTTTGTTTGATTTCTATTAAAACGTATCCATCTCCAGTAAAATGACATCCGGCAGGTTCTACCATCCCATTGTTCCAATAGGGCAATTTGTATAATTGAACCATCCCGAAGTAGCAACTTTTACAAGGAGACTCTTCAATCTTTTCGAGTTTCTTGAAGATAACAGATTTATGGTCTGTTCTTAAAGAACAATGGCAGTTTCCAAAATTGGTACTTCCAATAATGGTAATGTTCTTGCAAACAGTATCATAGTAAAAGCTACAATTTCTGCAAGTACCTCCTACACACTGATACCACTCACCGTTGTGTTCAAATACCTCACCTATCTTGCGTTCCATAATCATCTCAATTCAACTCCTAACTCATCGTCAACCACTTCATTTACTCTGCAATAACCGAAGTTCCAATATATCACTTCTTTAGACTTATCTTCCACTTTCATAAGTTCGTCAATCAATTCCTGTACTGTCATTGTTTAGTCCTCCTTTACTTTCGGTTTATACTCATCCGTTTCTTCGTCGTACTCGTAGCAGTCGGGGCAGTAGAGTTTACCTTCAATTTCAGTCCATCCTGAATCAACGGCATCTTCTACAGCACTGCATCCATCGGCCCATGCACAATATCCCATATTTTCGTTTATGTGGGATTTACCACAACCGTCGCACACGGCTTGGTACATCGTCACTTCGCGTATCATTTCGTTTCCTCCTTTCTTTCGGGAAGCAAATCTGAAACGTATGCCCATTTAATAAACATATCTACTGAAAGAAATCCGTCAAATGTTAAATTCGGATTCAATAGAGTAACTCGAACTGAACCATTTGAATACATAAGAATTAATTCTTTTGATGTATCGGCTTTTTCTGCTCTATCGTGCCACACGGAGTTGATGCGCCACTGGGCACCGGCTATAAATCCGTTCTTTGCATCAGGGTTGTATGGACACTCACCAAATTCACCAGCACCAGCAAAAAGCAATGCCACTTTTTCAATCTGTGCTCTTGTCATAATCAATATCTTCTTTAAGTTCCACCAATTCTTCCAAAATCTCATTAAACGGGACGCTCATCAGGTATTCAGCCAGCCAGCACGCTCCTGCCTTGAAGTCTTCATCGCAGTGCGACTTGCGGTCCTGGTAATGCCTTATCCCTTCCTTGTGCCGGAGACCGGCTTCTTTTATCGTTTCCATTTTCATATTCCTAACTTCTCCTTCCTGTACTTTTCCGCATATTCCTCGTTGCACTTCTCCGGCTTGACCAGAATGACCGTGTTCCGGCTTATGCGGAGCGGCATTAACGATTCTTCGTGCCTGTAATACTTCCTTATCTTCTCGTTCAGCCCCTTGCTGCTCTCGTCCACCGACGGCTTCCTTTCCACCATCGGGTCTTTGATTCTTGCTACGCTCATACTTTCTGTTTTTAGTGGTTATGCCGATATTGCCTTGGCGATTAATCTTGCGTCGCAGAGCTTCGCCGAAAGGACGTTGACCGCCGCACGGCAGGTGTCCGTGTCAAGGTTGACCGTGCAGGGTATTCCCATTGTGCGCATCAGCCTGTCAAGCTCCTTTTGGAGAGCCGTGAGGCGTAAGTAACCGATGTTGGAACGCCTGAAACGGGGATCGACCTGCCTTAGCTCTTCCTCCCTCTTGTCAAGCTGTATGCAGGAGAACTCGCACATCGTCCTTGCGAGCTCGCAGCGTGCAAGCAGGGCGGAATCTTCCAGCCTCGCCTTGTCGAACACTCCCTTGATGCTGTAGTAGAGGATGTCCACGTGTTTCTGGATGTCTTCAAGGAACGCCTCGTTGGCGTCCGCGAAGAATCCGCTGCGGTCTCCTATGACCTCGAAGAGCATCTTCTCGTACTTTCCACGTAGCCTGTCTATCACGTTTGTTATTCTTTTTGTCTCATGCCTGTAACGGCCAGACTTCCTTACCGCTTCCACCGCCTCGATAACGGTTGTAATTGCGATGTCGTTTGTGAACAGGATGTTGTAAGTGCATCCTATCACGGCTGGAGCGTGCTTGTCTATCAGCCGGTTCATGAATTCAATCTGTGTCATTTTTCGATTTTTCTAATTATCAGGAATTTGGGCTCTCCCTTCTTCAGTTGAGCCAGTGTTTCTTCGTCAACTTCCGCGTAGGTGGTGTAATTGATGTTCATCTGCTGCGGAAGCCTGTATTTCTCCCGTATCCTGCGTATCAGTGACCAGTCGTTGGTCACCCAATAGATGGCTGCCTTCATCAGAACGGGTCTTCTTCTTTCTGCTGGAATTCGGCTTGCGGTACGGTTCCCAATTCGTAGAAGTTGGTGGTAGGCTTGTTGAAACCTACAATGAATTTCAACAGGCCGATGTTCCTTCCCTTAGCCACTTCAATCATCGCCGTGTCTTTCGTGCTTGCGTTCGTGAACGGGTCAGGGTAGCTTCTTCCGTACACTTCCGGCCTGTAAATGAGGATAACCGTGTCGGCAGCTTCCGCTATCTGCCCCGAATCCCTCAATCGTGAAAGGCTCGGTGCCGGGTTGTCACGGTCACGGTTTATCTGCGAAAGGGCGATTACCCAGATGTCAAGGTCTTTGGCGATATTTTTCAATCGCCTTGCCACGTCACCCATCTGTTGCTCCTTGTTCGCCCCCTTCATGTTCACGTTCAGGATTTGCAGGTAGTCTACAACCGCTCCTTTTATCCCGTATTTGATTTTCATCATGCGGATGGATGCAAGTATCGTCTCGATGCTTGAAGTGCTCCTGTCATCAAAAAATACAGGCTTTTCGCATATTTGTGAAACGCCCTTGTCAATCGCCGAAATCTGGCTTGCCCCAAGACGGGAATAAAGTATCTCGTTTGCCGACACTCCGGTTTCGATTGAAATCATCCTCGCGGCTATCTGTTCCTTCTTCATCTCCATGCTGTAGAAGGCTACCGGGCACCCGGCGTTCATTGCCATCTTGATGGCAAGCGATGTCTTGCCCATTGACGTGTCAGCCGCAATGATTACCAGGTCGGATGTCTGCAATCCGCCTGAACGTCTGTCCAACTCGCCGAACCCTGTCGGGCTGCCTGTAAGCCCTTCCCCTCCTGTCATGTTGCGGTTGATATTGTCATACACCCCTTGCACCGCGTCCCGTATTGTGGATACCGAACGCCCGTCATCGGGGAATATGCCTTCCATCCTCTTGCGCGCCTCTTCCACTACGTCCACGATGTCGTTCTCCTCGGAGAAGCAGTTGGACTGCAAATAGCAGCCTATCTCGAAGAACTGCCTGCGTTTGTACTTGTCGAACACTTCCGCCGCGTGCTGGGCGAGGAAGTTCGTCACATGCCCTGAAAGCTCGGTAAGCTCATATGGCGTCACTCCCGACTTGCGCCTGTTAAGCTCGTTCATCACGGCTATTAGGTCGGGGAAATCGCCACTCTCGCTGATGGCGAGCTGTGCCTTGTATATTTCCCTGTGCGTCTCGTAATAGAACGCTTCCACGTCAAGCATCTGCCTTACCTCCGGCAATGCGTTCTTGTCAGCCATTATGGTCGCAAGCACGGCCTTCTCCGCCTCTTTGTCCTGCGGTAACTGTTTGTCTTCCATATCGTTCATGTATTGATTTTCTTCGTAATTGCAAGCTGGTCACGGATTGTCTGCCCGAGATATTCCCTCTTACGCCGTAGTTCTGTGTTGTTCTCTACCTGCATGAGCGCTTCCCTGATTGTCTTTGTGCTCTCGAACATGTGCTTGAACCCGTCCACCTCCTCTTCTGACGGCATCTTCATGTTTGCGAAACAATAGGGCGCAAAGTCATGCACCATACCGACGAACCTCTTGTACATGCCATCCGGAAGCCATTCCAGCAGCCTGTTGTTTTCCGAAAGATATGCGTTCTTAGGAGCGTTGCCAAGCTGTATCACCAGCCACCGGTAGAAATGGCTCTGCGCATCGGAAGGCGATTTGCCGTCCTCCCCCTCGTTTTTCAATTTTTCGAAGAATCTACGCAGATAGTCCTTGAAGGAATCCATAGTGAAATCCGGGAATCCTGAACTCCGTATGTTCATCGTTACGGTCTCTACCCATTGGCTGTAGTTTTTCAGGATATAGGCATGGCATTCGTCCAAAGGCATCTTGATGTCCTTCTCCAATTGGGGGATTTCTTTATCTCTCGATAGAGAGATTTCTTTTATATCATTATCATTATCATTAAGGGTTGTTTCGGTTGTTTTTTCAACCATCCGGTTGTTTTGGGTTGTTTCGGTTGTTTTGCTTTTCGTTTTTTTTGCGTTTCTATTACCTTTGGGAGCACCTCCTTTTTTACCGTTTTCCCTATTCTTTTCGACCTTTTCTATGTAGCGTTCATTATTATAATCCATTTCCTTTTTAATAAAGGAGAATGCCATTTTAGCCAACGGTTTTAAATCCAATAGTTTCCCCGATGCAGCATACTCGATTATGGCATCGTAAACCTCGTATCTAACCTCCGCTGGATAATCCATAAGCACGTCTCTCCAGTCGATATTAAAAACAAATGAACGCTTTATTTCTTTTCCCATTCCACTTCTGTTTTTATTGATTCCCTTAACTTGATTAACAGATAAAGCAAATTGATTTCTCCGCTTTCCGGACATACCGGGCTGTCCCTGATATTGTCCATGATTGCATTAATTCTTTCCATAGCAATATTCAATAGAGCATCGCACGGCATAGGGTGTATGCCGTGTGTAATAGTTGTAATCAGAATGATTTTCCGATGTTTACCTGTGTCGTTTCGGCGAGCAGCTTCTTGAATGCGGATTCCATGCGGACATACCCGTCATAGAACTTGTCGGCTATGTTGCCGTAGCATTCGTTTTCCTCGCTTTCCTTTTCAAGGCGCGTGAACTCCTCGCTGAATGATTTCTCGATTTCCTTCAATGTGATTAGAAGGTTCAGGACGTTTCCGTTGATTACGGATACAATGTTTGCCGTTTCGTGGCTGTACGCAGATTTAAGTGTACTATTATTCTTCATAGGGCAGCCCTCCCTTCATACCAAAGACTTCGTCAAGTATATCATCGGGGAACACGTTTACTTTTCCCCAGCGGACATCGTTTATCTTCGTTACGGCGATATTCCTCTTTTTGCATAAGGTAGATGCTTTTCTACCCATTGCCCCATAACGCTTTACGTCCAACTTGATGTTGTTCCTTGATACGTAGGCTACGATTGTGGACTGTTGTAAGTCTGTTGTAGTACGTTGTTTGATTTCCTCAATTTCTGATTCAAGCCTCGTTTGCTTTTCCTCCAGGGCTTTCATCTTCCTCTCGTTCTCCACGTTCATTTGGGCGAGCTTCAAGATAAGTTCGGAAGGTGAAAGGAGTTTTTCTGTTGAATAACTTCCGGTCTTCCGGATAGATGGGAGGACTTCCCCGCATACCCAATCTTGGAATGGCTCGGCTTGCGGCTTGTCCGAACGCATAATCACTTTGTAGAGGTTCTTCTCGTTGATGTAAACGAGTTTTTGGATAACTTCTGCCCCATATTGGTTATGGGTAGGGGTATCGGTTAAAACTACACCCCTCTGGTCTAACCTTGACTTGCAGTCTGCCACATTCTTAATCTCCAGAACTCTGCAAATGTCCGCAAGACAGAATAAAGGTTCTTCACTTGTCCCGGCTACTCTCACTTCACCGAAACTTTCATTCTTAAAAATTTCAATTGATGCCATAATCGTTAGTCATTTATTTTGGCATTATAGGGCTGGTAGCCTGCCCATTTCCGGCTGGGATATGGGCAAAAAAAAGAAGCAATGCCCTGTCCCGTTGACTAACACCTCAAGGGCTGTGGTTCCATTACAGTTCCACACGGGGGTAGCATTGCCTATATTGCAGCAACTTTGCAGACATAAAAAATGCCCACTATTAAGCGAGCCTCACTCGCCCTTGAGTATGTTAGTCACCGCAAATATACATCCTTTTCTCGAAATGCCAAAAGTTTTTGCATAAAAAAGCGGTGAAATTTTATTTCCGTTAAATATTAGAACACTATCCTGAAATCCTTTCCTTTCAATGTAGGTCGTTTGCTTATCACCAGCCGGGACAAGTCTTCCACATCGACAGGAAAAGCGGGGTTGTACCTGTACTTTAGCGTGCATACGAACCTGCCATGCAGCATCACATCGAAAACCAGCGTCTTCACATATCCTCCATGTATTCGTTCACCGCCTTCATGAACTCGTCAAGAGACCGGCATACCGTGCACTTGTAGTTTTCACTCTCCAGCCTCCGGATGGATTCTTTCTGCTCGGGCGAAAGCCTTCCCTTCGGCGTCTTCATCTCGATGAACATGCCGTGGTAGAACCTGTTGGCGTGAGGTATGAACAAGTCCGGAACTCCTTTCATGTATCCCATGTCCTTCATCCGCCTTCCAAGGATGGCACGCTTCGTGGCATCCCCTCCGAATACATATCCGGCAGGGAAAGACGTTATCATCTTGTCACGGTGGACAAGGCGGTACCACCTTACGCATGTTTCCTGTATATGGTCTTCGTCTCTTTTCATGTTACCCTCCCAACATCTTAAGCCTTATATTCAATGCGTTGCTCTCCCGTATCAGTGCGTCCGCTTGCGGATTGAGCAGGATGGATTCCATTAGGAGCCGTTCCCTTATCTCCGCCAGCCTTTCCCTGATTGCTTGTTTTTCTTCTTCGTTTGTCCTTATCATACCTTATCTGTCTCTTTAGTTTTTTACACAGCTTCGCGATAAAACGCTGCTGGTTGTCGTTTGCCTTGTCATTCTCAATCAAGACCTCGCCCACGATGTCCGATAGCCTGTCTTGCGCCAGCTTGCATAGCAATGCAGCTTCACTGGCTGTCAATGTCAGTTTCATAATACCCTAAGTTTATTCCGGAATCCTGTTGCGGTCTATCATCCGGCAGCTTCCTTCCTGTACGTTCCGCCGGAGGGCTATGTTCTTCACTATCACGAACTGCTCTTCGGTAAGGTCGTACAGGATTGCGTGCTTTTCCCTAAGAACGCATACCTTGTTTACGGCTTTTGTGCCGCTGCTGCGATGGAGCCTGTCCAACGCTTCTTTCATCCTGATTAATGTAAATGCTTCCATAATTGTATATTTTGTTTATTGCCGGGCAGACCGGATTCGAACCGGCATCCTGTTCAACCTCGTGGGGTGGGACTGCCATTCTCCCATTACGAAACACTGCCCGTTTGCCCCGCAGTTCCCGTTTACCGTGCCGATGGCGTATCTCGGGTTGGGCTTGCGGAGATTGCTTATGACAAATATTAGAGTCCATTTATTATGGATATGTAATCATATCACATCAAGTATCCTTGTCTTGACTATGCCGTCCAGTTTCATGTCGAAGCCCTGCCGGAGGTAGTCTTCCATGCGCCTGTTGGCTTCCGGTATGTCCTTGGCGGCTACCAGCACGAAGTATTTCGTCTCCTTCTCGTTCCCTGAATCGTCCGTGAACACATCGGTGATTGTAGCCTTGAAGAAGTGGTTCTCTTCCGTCTTGTCCGAGAGGATTACTATCTCACGGACTTTTGAACGGGAGACCGCGAACACGTCACACTTGTTAGCGTACAGTTCCAGCCCTTTCAGCTCGGCTTCTGAGAATAGCTCGGCATCGGTCATGTAATGCTCTGTGACTTCTTTCGTTTCGCCTTTCGCGTTCTCCTTTTCCGTTTTAATCTTTATTTCGTAATACATTTTCCATTAAGTATTTCGTTAATAATCTTGTTCGCTTTCCCGACACGTTCCTTGATTTCCTCAAACACGTAAGGTTCCGGCTCTATGGAAACGATGTGCATCTGATCCTTCATGAACGGGTTGAATACGACAAAGTCGCAGAAGGAAGTGCCCGTAACCATCATCTCAGCCTGTGTCTGGTAATAATATGCCTTGTTCACCTTCTTCAGCGAACCGTTGTCGTGTATCTCGCTCACATATTCCATGTAGACGGAAGGGGTCGGGCATTTTATCTCCATCACGCCTGCCTGAATACCGTCCACATACACAAGACCGTCAGGCGATGCTGACAGGAAAGGGATTACCGGATGCTCCACGCTTTCGGATTCTTCCACGATAAACCCTGTCTTCTTCGCGTACATCCTCCTTGCTTCCGGCTCCCAGTCTATACCGAACTGGATGGCGCGGCTCCATGCGGATACCTGCTCGTCGTACATCTGCCATACGGTATCATCGGAAAGGACGGCATCGCGCAGGTTGCGCTCGGAAGCCACGCTGTAGATGTATGACATAGCGGTTTTCCCGAACATTTCACCTTTCCCTGATACCATAAGGTCGGCGATACGGCTCCCGGTGAAATGCCCGAGACGCTGTATCTTCCATTCCTTGGTGCGCTGCTCTATCATTTCTTTACGTTTTCATTTGTTTCGTCAAATTCCAGCAACGATTTCGCCGCCTTGGTATGTTTCGCCTCCTTGCTCTCGCGTATAGGCTTCATAAGCTCGTCTACGGTAGTGTCGCCGTCCTTCAGGGACTGTACCATTCCAAGAAGGAGGGCTATTTCTTCCGCCTTTATCTGATTGACCGTCTGCTTTCCGCAGAGCTTCACCACTTCCTCTTCCGTGATTCCCCATTCGTCCTTGAAGTAGTTGATGGCGTCCGTCCTCCTTTTCAGGAGTTTCTCGTTGTCGGAAAGGTCGCCGGTGATGCATTTCTGCGCCGCCTTGTATACCTTGTCGACTACGGCTTTCGGGACGACCGAGAACACGGCGTTCCGGTATGCTATCGAATTCGCCGCGTTGCCTGTGACGGTTATCATGTCGTCCGAGAACCGGTTCCCTTTCTTGTCAATGATGCTGCGGCGCACCTCGAATGCCGAAGCCACGTTTGTCTCCAAATCCCATGCAGTGCCCCGGCTGATGATCTGCTTGTCGGTGATTTGCACGACCTTCGCCTCTGTCCGCATGTTTCCCCAGTTGGACACGATGATTTTCGCCAGATGCACGGAAGGTCCGGTAATCGGCTTCCCTCCGCGCGGCAATGCGTATCCGCAGCTCTGTGCGGTCTCGTTGTCCATTGTCGCCATGACGATTGAGTTGTCTATGCTTCTCCTGATATTCCTCGGGTACTGCTTGGCTGTAGCCACCTGAGAATCCACGTTCGCCCTTTCCAGGACGTCAACCGGTGCCTGTTGCAGGCTTTGCGCTTCCACCGGAAGCACTTCATATTCTTCTAATCCCATAATTATTGTATTTTTAAAAGTTTGAAAATTTCCCTTTCCCTATCTCCACGTAAGTGAGGTTCACGCTCATGCATCCGTGCTTCTCGGTCACTGACTTGCGGTATCCTTCAACGTCTTCCGTGAATTCCGGTTCGTTCAGCTTCACGTTGTCGCGGACGCCGCTTCCGTATATCAGCTGGAAGCCTGTGACCATGTATATTGTTTTCTCTTCCATTGCGTTCAGCTTTTGATTTGTTCCAAAATCTCTTTCTCTCTCATTATCCACCGCAGCCTCTCCTTGAGGTGCTCCGGTGCGGATTCAATCAATGCCGTTATGTCGTTCCAGAACATGTACGGCACTGATTCTGCTTTCCTGATGTATTCCTCGTCACTCATACCAGTTCCGATATGTTGCTGATTGCGGTTTTCAACGCGTTCAGCTTGTTGTTCGATTCCGACCACCATCCGGAATACTGTTCTTTCTCCTTCTTGACTGCCTCTACGTTGTCTTGCAGTTCCATTGCGTAACGCACCAGGTCCTCGGTGGTCATCGCCTTCAGTTCTTCGTAAGTTTTCATGATTGCTTATTATTTAAATGTTTGATAATAAATACTTTTTCATATAATAACCTGCCGACCTTCACAGGCAGGCAGGAACACACATTAACGCTGTAGAACTCGTTACGTTAGGTTAACTCGTATATATGGAAACTAAAAGTAGTGCTCCCCCGTAACCTCCAGCGGTTTCAAGCCCGAATCATGGACGGGCGGGGGATTGTATATATAAGGTGAGTGCCGCTCAGCTAAGAGGTGTTCACAGCGGGCATACCGCCACTCATGACCTGATACAAGTGTTTGTTTTTCTCGTGCGATTCGCTGCGTGCCACTTTCCGGCTTCCCTTGACGCAACTCTTTTCGCACACGACCTTTAAGCTACTCCGTCGTTCCGTTTCGCATCGGGGAAAAGGTTAACCCCACTTATATAGCCCTTATTGCTTCGGGCTTCCCAGCATGTCAAAGGTCGATACTTATGTCACCGCATCAGGAATCGAACCTGAATATGAAGTTTAGGAAACTTCCGCTCTGTCCGTTGAGCTATGCGGCGTATGTCTGTTCAAATCCTCAGGATGTTCCTGCTTTCCACGAACTTGTCGATGCTGGCGAGGTCGTACAGGTACGTCCTCTCGTCAATCTTGAACGACTTTATCAGGCAGTTGTTCCTGAGTTTCCTTACCGTGTCTTCAGACACGCCTAAATACTTCATCGTCTCTTGAAGGCTCATGTACTTTTTCTGCACGTCCACCACTTTCCCGATTATTCTTTCCCTTCCCATGACTTATACTCTTTATTGTAATACCTCGCAATCTCATACTCGCTGGCTCCTTCCCCGAGCGTGTCCTTAATCTCATCGTATGCGCTCTGCGGCATGTGCAGGATTACGGTGTCCGTGTAGTCTACGCGTCCGGCTATCCCCAGGAGGAGCACCACCGCTATGATGGCTATCGCCGTCAATGCTTTCCTTTGTCTCTTTGTCAGTTTCATATCATTCAGTTTTTAATTGTTTCCATTCGTTTCAATCAGTCTCCGCAATAGCGTCCGTTACCGTAACCAACCGCTTCCGACATCCGTGCGATGTAGTCGCTGTAGCTTACGCCTTCCTTTCTTGCTTCGGCTTCCCGTTCCATCCGTTCCGCCTTGGCGTATGCTTCGGACATGATTTGTCCGGCTTTGATTCTTGCAAGGGCTACCACGTTTTCTGCTGCCGCCTTTTCGCGGCGTTCGCGTTCAGCCTGCTCGCGTTCCTGCCTTTCGGCTTCCAGCTTCGCTCTTTCCTCGGCGATGCGGACTTGGAACTTTTCCATTCCCCATGCCTTTTTCAAGGCTTCGCCGAATGTAGCGTACTTGCTTCTTGCGTTCTTGTAGAGCTTGTGCGCGTTCGTCATTATCTTGCTCAAATCGTACCGTTTCATAATCTCTTCGTTTTTTAATCGTTTTGACCTTCTGTTGTTGTTTGACGATGCAAATATACAAGCTATAACTTGTTTATCAAAACAAATAAGCAAGAAATATCTTGTTATTAAGATTATTTAAGCAAGCTATATCTTGCAAATGATTCAATAATTGTACCTTTGTAAAAAAATAACTGAAACTTAAATAATCATGAGGATAAGAGAAGCAATAGAACAGCAAGGTATGACAACAAAAGAAGTGGCTGATAAACTTAACATAAGCATCAGTGCGCTTAATCAAAATATATCAGGGAACCCCTCTGTAAAAGTGCTTACTAAGATAGCAGAAGCTATCAATGTTCCTGTATGGCAGCTTTTCGCGTCGCCGGAGGAAGTAAACTCCAATACCAGCGTGTGCCCGTACTGCGGTATGCCTATCAAACTCGATAAAGGAGAATGACCCATGAAAGAAAGTTCAAAAAGGATTCATGCTAAAATCAATGTGCTAAGGCATCTGAAAGAGGATTCCACCTTGTATGACAGTGAAGGCATAAAGTTAGCCGGTGATTACTGGTTTGACATTAAGGTGGAAGTAAACAAAAGATGCCAAGGCGATTTTTTCAGAACGATAGAATCCGGTGGCACTGTAAAGCAGGAAGGTGGGATTTCTGTTTTCTCAAAAGAACAGATATGCTCTTTTCTTGCCGAATGTGAAGATGAACTTGAAGTTCTGGAAAATGAAACATACGACAGGAACTTGACAAGGAAAGCGAAGGAAATCAATATACATTATACAAAGAGAGCGTATACGATTTCCTTAATCGCATTGTCTATATCAGTTCTGACAGCATTAGGAGTAACAAAATTACTAACAGACTGGTTGCAATGCAAATTCGCTTCAATCTTCTGTTTGTAACCTCGAGACGTTCAATCGTTTCGATATATGATTTCTCTTTTTCAAGGTCTCGCAGCCACATATCAATCATTTTCCTGTCGTTTTCGGGGTCTGTAAGCCTTAATCCACCTTGTCCATTTTCATTAAATTCTTCTATCATACCTATATAATATTACATTATCATCAAACAACAACAAAATTTCAAAGGACGCTTTTAATTACGCTCCCGAAGGCTAATTCGATTCAGCCGCTCACGCTTGGCTCCGGGATTTTTCTTAACTTTGTGTCGTAACCAAAAAATTAAGAATTATGGAAAGTTTTATTGCACAACTCATATCTTGAAAATCAATACAAGAAGTATAAGCCAAATAATTGCCGCCCATATAGCAACAAGTAAGCTCTTTATCGACTTCATGTATCCATGCATTGATTCGTTTTGCGCAAGCAAAGAAAGCCGTATGTCATTAATCTTTTCATTTATATCCACTACGGGGTCATCTTCCACAGGGCTTTCTCCTTTTGAATCCGGATAGGGTTCACCTGTCATTTCGTTTATGTATCTTGTCTTGGTCATATTTAAATATTTCTATTTATTCCAAATTTGTTTTTGTAAATATGCCAGCAGAACGATGTTACAAACCGTACTTATCGTCCATGCGGTGAATAATAGTATAAATCCAGTGCTCATAGCCTGTTCTCCTCTAACATTGGGTCGTTGGCTTCGTCTCCCCATTTGCTATATATCACCACTCCGTAAGGGAAAAGCTGGAACACGAATGGGTCTTTTGACACTATTTCACTGTTCAAGTCTGATTGCATGTCCTGAAGTGGAGCGGCTATAAACAGTTCATCCGGATTTGTGTCATTCTTATATTCTATGAATGGGAATCTTTTATACCTTTCTTCCAAATATTCATATTCTTCTTTTGATATGTCATTCCCTCCATATGAATAAAAATGTTTATATCCTTTGTACTCTACTTTATGATTTCTTTCCATCAATGCCGCTTCTATACCGCTGACATAACGTAGATCCCCATCAATATAAACTTCATTCGTATATTCTTTATAGGGCCGTTGAATGGTGTTTGATTCGGTAATTATGTTGCTGTAGATATTTTCTCTGTGTACTTTTTTCAATTTGTCATGCACTTCTTTGATTTCCACAAGATTCTCATAAGGAACTTCTCCCGTATAAGATGAAAGCTTGCCGCATGTAAGGTTATACTTAATGAGTATGTCTACAAAACTTTCTGATTCAAGAAATATACAGCTGGGAAAGTTTGTTTCATACCATTCAAATACTTTTCGCATTTTGGTTTGTTTTACTTTTTCATTGCTTTCTGACAATGATTTTGAAGAAGTGAATCCAAGTTCTTTCAGCATGTTGTTGCGTTCCAACTCTTTTTCGTCCACATCTACTTTCCATTTCTTCATGTATTCAAGGGCACATAATACCAATGCGGTGTGTATCTCTTCCGCCGTATATGTAATCTTGAATTGCTTTTTATCATTCATAATTCTTCTCATTAATTCAACCGTGTTATCGTGAACCCGTCCGGGTTTCCCTTTTCGGTCACCTCAAACGCATATCCTCCTTAATTCAGCCGCGCAACAATACATCCGTCAATGTTCTTCCTCGCCGAACAGGTATAGTTATATCCTTCTTTCCTCAACCTGTGGCAAGCGTTGTACACGCTTGAAATCCTGAACTCTTTCTCCCTAATGTGTAGTTCGTCACCGACATCCATGTTCCGCAATGTTTCAGCAAGCTCTCTGCTTTTGATTTTTTTAACTAAAATTCTATCCATATGCAAACCATTGTTTAATACCTTTACTAATTATATTTCAAATTTTACTCGTGAAACTTTGCTTGATTAGTTTCACAATGCAAATATAAGTGAGTATAATCAGATTTCAAAGTAAATATCTGAATATACTAGTAATATTAACATTTATTATACGAATATACTATGACAGTAAAAGAAAGAGTGAATCAATTTATTGATTATAAAGGAATTAAAATAAATGCCTTTGAAATGTCTATTGGAGTATCTAAAAGCTATTGGAGTAATACACAAAAAATTTCAGCAGAAGTAGTTGCTGGAATTTTACGAGTATATTCAGAATTATCTGCCGAATGGCTTATGCGTGGTGAGGGTGATATGCTTAAGTTAGACCAACCCTCTCAAGTGACAGAAAAGAAAGAATTTACAGTTATTGTTGATGAGGACGGATTTTTAAAATTAAAAGAGTTATGAAACAAGATTCTTTAAATCAATATGATGTTAAGCTATATCATTATACCTCAATAAACACACTGGAAAAGATACTTGAAAACAAAACTCTCAGATTTACAAATATCGATAATCTTAATGATAGTAGTGAATACAAATATGGTGTAAATCTTTTAAAATTAAAAGTATTGCAATATGAAAAGGAACATAATATATTTCCCACAATAAATTTAGAAAAGTTCGACTACTTTATGTTTTCAGGTAAATTATATTCTGCATCTTTTACAGAAAATGGTGATGATTTAAATTTTTGGAATAGCTATTATGTTGATAAAAATAATTCTGTTTCAATAGGATTCAGTAAAGACAAGTTGACGAAATGTAAATTCATTACGAATAAATGTGTATATGGAGACCCATATCCTAAAATGGATGACGCAACATATTTATGGTTTAAAAAATTGTTTGATAATGTAATGCTCATTCATAAGGATAAAAATTATATTCTAATTACATATCAAACAGCATTTATCAAACAAAAGTGCTTCGAATCAGAACGTGAATGGAGGTCTATTAGCTTTCCTGTTGGGATTATAAGCACATTTGAGAGACATGGGAAAAAATGTAAGTATTTTGATAAAAATATTGATTTAGAATCAATAGAGGAAATTATAATCGGACCTGGTGGAAATCAAGAAGAAAATTATAATAAAGTTTACAACTTGTTGAAAAACAAAAACTTAAAAGTTGAATTAATAAAGACAAAAATACCATTAGTATTATAAAAAGTTGATTATGGGACTATTCAGCAATTTATTCGGGAAGAAAGAGAAGCCATTGGAACCAGCGAAAGAACGGCTGGAGGATTTTTTCAAGATAGATATAAAGGACATATTCAAATATGAGCCTGAATATAAGTACACAGACACAAATATTGTAGGAAAAGGAGTAAGGCACTACAGCCTTAGGTTAAAGCAGCTTGAGTTAGGCATGTTCTATGAAATAGAAATCATACAAGTTGCGGAAAACGAATTTACGTTAGTTTTTAATGGAAGGGGGAACTGTATAACTACAGAACTGGCTGATTTCTTGAAATATTATACAAGCGAAAATGGGTTGGACGAATCCGGGTATGGATATGTAGAGCAATCTGATTACATGAATTTGCAAAGGCATATATTTTCAAGGTTTTGGAAGAACTTAATGATAGACAATATGAATGGAAACATGGTAATGTCTATATTAGGGATAAATATGAAAACCGGAATCAACCAACACCCTTAACCCAAAGAATATGGAACGAGAAGCTGAAGAAATAGCGGAAGGCATATTGAAAAGCGCAATAAATAACGGAGGTGAAATCTTGTTCGGAAATTACTTTAAAGAAATACCCGGTTGCATTAAAAGCGTAAACCTTATCCTTTCGATGTACGGTACTATACACAGTAAGATGATGAACGACACTTGGACGTATTTCACAATCTCACCAGCCGGGATAGAGTTTATAGAAAGCGGAGGTTTCGCAGGCAAAAAAGAGCGTGAAGACTACAAACGTGAAATGGAAAGTCTCAATAGGGAATTAGCCAGACTTAACATGGAAAGCCTGGAATACAAGAAGAAGATAAGGCATCAAGAAAGTATTATCAGGATGCACAAATATATACAAGCCTTGTCTTGGTTCGTATCAATAGTTTTGGCTGTCCTACTGTTTTTCCTCAAAAAGTAGCAGCTCGCTATTATTGTCGCATCCAATCACGGCATTGTTTGACGACATGATGTTAAACAGGCTGGCACATATATGGCGTGCAATTTCCTCGGGAGACATACTTCTTCCTATGGAATCTGAAACGGCAATCTGAATCACTGACCGTGGATTCGGCATGTTTCGTCCGGAAACATTGTTGAAAGGTATTGTTGGCTCTTTCATATAGAATTACTTTATTTGCAAATATAATTAATTTTAAAACAAAGATTTAAGTTATGAGAAAAGTTTTTTTGATTTTGGCGGCTCTGGTTCCGCTGTTGTGCCTTAATTCGTGCTCGGATGATGAAGATTCATCATCGTATAGCGTAATGGTAAACGTTTTCATTGAAGGTGATTTGGCATATCCTTCCTTGGTAAGGTTATACAATTACGACAAGGCAGCCAATTTCGACAAAGATGCAATTGTTGAAATGGGGGATAACCAAGAACTTGTTGACGAAAACGGAAATGTAATAACTCCGGCTTATTCATCCGGTGAATATTCAGGAGTAAACACATTCGAAGGCATAGAACCTGGAAGATATATCATTGTCGTACTATATCAACCTGAAGGATATTCTTTCCCGATGTTCTATTATTATGGATATAAATCAATAACCGTAGATGAAAGCAATAACGCCAATTTATACAAGATAGACTTCCAGTATGAAGACAGCGGAAAGTTCGTGGAATTTTAATTTATAGTCGCTGTAAATGTGATATATTTATTCATATTTATTAAAATGCCAAAATCGAATCAGAATGCAAATTGTATGCAAATCGATTTTACAAAGTTTATATCTATTTGATATTCTGATGATTAGCTAATACCTTATCCTGCTTTGGGAGCAGGGGGTCGTGGGTTCGAATCCCGCTACCCCGACAACAAAA